TAGTTCCGACTGTAAAATCGGGATTAGTAAACATTTGATTTGGTTTCCAATAACTAGAGGTATCTCCTATATTTGGAACTCCAGGTACAGATGCTTGCGTAGGTGCTTGATCTTTTGGAGAATCTACAAAATACCTATCATAACTAAAAGAAACTGTGACTTTTAGTAATTGAGAAGAGTCATAAGAAACGGGCATAGAGTTTATACTAATTGGAAATGCATTCACAAAAGTATAAACTAACTTATTGTTATTTGGTGATTTTTTAGCACCATAATCTCTCTCAAATTTTGTAATGTATATTGAAGTCTTATAATTTTTGGGGTAATTGTTTCTATAAGATACGTTTGTATTTTCTCCAAATGAAACTTGTTCTCCTGTAATAAATCTCATCCAAATTTCAAAAACTTTTATAGAATAATAAGAACGGTTTACATAAAAAGTAAAGTCAGAACGATCATCATACAATCTTCTATATACATGTCTTTGGGTAACACCAGTAAAGTCATTATTTAATTCATGTGTTGCTAAAGATGATCCTGGTAAAGATGCTTCAGAGCACAAAATTTTAAGATCATCTATACTATTAGGATCATTAGGAACACCATTATCTTTCAGTCTGTTTATAACATCTTGAGGTATAACAAAATGACATTCAAAATTTGAAGTTAATGCTGGTTGCATTATCTTCGTTTTCAAAAAGTCAACATTTCTTACTATTGGTGATGGAGGTTTTCCTGCCATTTATAAATATTTTTTGACCGTATATATTATGTAGTAAGGATAATGGCAGAAAGTATTAAGAGTATCTACAAACCATCTTATCCAGAAAAATATCAAGGTGATGCAAATAATATCATTTGCAGAAGCAGTTGGGAACGTAAATTTTGTTATTATTGTGACCACAATCCAAGTATAGTTTCTTGGGCATCAGAGGAGTTTTGTATTGGATATGTGTCTCCCGTAGATGGTAGACCTCATCGTTATTTTCCAGATTACTTGATTAAAGTAAAAGAGTCTTCTGGAAAAATTAAAACATATGTGATTGAAGTGAAACCAAAGAAGCAAACGGTTCCACCAAAACAAAAATCAAGAGTGACTAAATCTTATCTGCACGAATGTAGAACTTATGCAGTCAATCAAGCAAAGTGGAAAGCGGCAAAAGAATGGTGTGCTGATAGAATGCTAGAGTTTAAGGTCATTACAGAAGAAGAGTTAGGTATCAAGTAATGGCACAAGGTTTCGGTCAGTATGTAAAAAAAGGAACAACCACTGCAAGAGTTAAAGAACTTTTAAGAAGAATTAGTAGAGAAGGAGTAACTGATTCTGAAGATATAATGATTATTATTATGGATATTTTTAAAGAAGAAGCATTATATCCAGAAGTAGGAAAATTTTACACCTTTGTTTATAATCCTAAAACTCCAGATATAGAATACGATCAACATCCACTGATTGCTTGTACTGAAATTCAAAAATGGGGATTTAGAGGAATGAACTTTCACTGGAGAAAATATAGAAACTATACTTGGAATGAAGTTGCAGGAAAACTTCACGTTGTTAAGTATAATGAGTTAGATGAACTAATCTCATTACAGTATGGAAAATTCCGTCTAAATAAATAAAAACTCCTTATCAATGTCTCACACTCTACGAACAACTGAGATATTCATTCCTCTTACAAATGAGGAGGAGTTCTGATGTCTGGTAATTTTCAGTGCCCACAGGGACAAATATGTAGCGATGAATATGGAACTGCTGTAGGATCTAAAAATACAAATCTTTTTTTAAGAACATCAACTGCTATTCAGCAGGGATCAGGAACTCAAATCACAGGAGGAACTACAACTTTATATACATGGAAACCAGATACAACAAGTGGATTAAGTTATGGAACAGGTCAAGGAAGTTGGCAACCTGCAGCAAAAAGTACTGATGGAAAAAATTGGACTTTATTGAAAGACAGTGAAGGACAAAATGTTTTGGGGACAGATGCTGCCAACTCATTATTAAGTCCAACAGGAAATTTAAACAAAAATGTAGCTGCAAATACTACAAAAACTCTTCAGCAAAAAGGCGGAATAAAACCAGCAGATACACAAAAAATAGTTCAAAGTAATGCTTCAACGACAGGAGCAGGAACATCAGATGGAACTAGTGCTATAAATTTAGGCGAAAATCAAAAAAATCTAGATGCAACAAAAATATCAGATTCAGATAAAACTAGAAAAGTATCAGAATATCCATCATCTGAATATTTAAAATATCCACTTACATTAAAACTAGAAGAACAAGATTGTATTAAATTTACAATGCTTGAGTATGCGCCAAGACAAATAGATTTGCAAGGAATTTCTAAAGGCGCTCCTCTAAGCACAAGAGATACAAATACTAATAGAACAAGAGGAAGTACAGTTGTTCTTCCAATTCAACCTTCAATTACTGATTCCAATACTGTTCAATGGGGATCAAATGAAATGAATGCTGCTGAAATGATAGCAGCATCTGCAGCATTTGGAACAATAAAAGGTGGAGGAGATGGAATGGCAGAATCCTTAACAGCAGCGACAGAACTCTTAAAAAATGCAAATAGTGATATTAAAACTGCAGTTGCTGCAGGTTTTGCAGAAAATGCAGCTGGAGTAAAAGGTGGACTTTTGACAAGAATAACTGGAGGAGTTGTTAATCCAAATATGGAACTATTATTCCAAGGTCCACAACTTCGTAGTTTTACTTTCAATTTTACATTATCTGCAAGAGAAGCAAAAGAATCACAACATATTCGCAATATTATTAGATTTTTTAAACAAGGAATGTCAGTAAAAAGAGCATCAACTGGTCTCTTTCTAAAATCTCCACATACATTTGAAATCAAATACATGCATAAAGATACAGAACATGGTTGGATTAATAAAATAAAAGAGTGTGCTCTTACTTCTTGTAATGTCAACTATACTCCTTCGGGAAATTATGCAACATATTATGATGGTTCAATGACATCATATGAATTAACATTGGGATTTAGTGAACTCGAACCAATTTATGATGATGATTATGGAAAAGGATCAACAACATTTGAAACAGAAATAGGTTACTAAAAATGGCAACGTACTTCAGACAAGTTCCAAATTTTGGTTACATCAATCGCGCAAAGGATGGAAAGAATCTTTCCGATTATACGATTGTAAAAAACTTATTTAAAAGAGCAAAACTACGTGATGATATTTTTCAAAACTTAGCATTCTTTGAAAAATATCAAATCATTGGAGATAACAGACCTGATAATGTTGCCTATGAAGTCTATGGTGACGAAACTTTAGATTGGATAGTTCTACTTTCAAACAATATTCTTGATGTTAAGACCGAATGGCCTATGACACAAAGAACTTTTGATAAGTATGTTTTGGATAAGTATGATGACTACAACACTCTTTATAATGGAATCAAGTATTGGAAAACGACCGAAATCAGAGATTCTAATGGAACTATTATCATTCCAGGCGGATTAATTGTTGATGAAAAATTTAGTCTTCAATATTATGATAATGGAGAATATCAGGAAGCAAGAAACTTTGCCGTTCCAGTTACAAACTATGAGTATGAGATCGAACTAGAAGAAAAGAAAAGAAACATTTATATCTTAAAACCAATATATTTAAGTGTAGTTTTTGATGACATTGCTGAAATTATGCCATATAAAAAAGGTTCTCAGCAATATGTTTCTGAGAACCTTAAGCGTGGTGATAATATTAGACTCTACGAATAATCAATCATTCGCAAGTTTTGAGAAGTATGCAAGAGCATCATCTTCATCATCATCCTGAGTGATCTTAGGAAGTGAAGGAGATTTAGAACGAGCATAAGACTGTTCCAGTTCTTCCACAACACGGTCTTGAACTGAAGGAGTAGAAGTATACTCTTCAAGTTCATCTTCTTGCTCAACAACTGCACGGGAGCGAGTAGGAGAAGCAGTTTTCAGACCCAGAACCATATTCATACGACGCTCAAGTTCTTCATAAGACTTGAACTGATCGGGAGCAGTGATAGCAGTCAGAGAATACTCTTTCTTCCAGAGGGTTTCAAGAGCATCGTCATCATCCAGTAGTGGTTCAACAGAACCAAACTCTGACTTGTCGTAATTCCAATACCCATCTTTCTTTACGATTTTGAGTTTGAAATTAGCACCCTGCCAGAAGTCAAAAGGATTGATAGGAGTTTCATCTTCAAACTCAGGTTGCATTGCTTCCATAATCTTATCAAAGATTTTCTTACCATACTTGTAAAGAAAAACTTTACCTTCATTCTGAGGATTTGCAGGATCTTTTACAACGTAGATATTGCTGTAATAAGAAAGTTTACGCTTTTGTTTGCGAACGATTTCTTTGTTCGTTTCAGAACCAGTGTTCCACAGTTCTCGGTTGTATTCACCAAGAGGATCTTTCTGACCAATCGTAGTCAGAGAGTTTTCAATATACCAACCACCAGGACCTTGAAAGGCATGAGAATACATCTTT